CCTACTCGCCGAATCTAAACTTTAGACTTCCCGTTTCAGGTTGCACCTACCTTCACGTCTTGGCAGATGCCACGGCGATTTTGTCCTGGAATGCAATCGCCTGATAGGAGCCTTGACCATGCAATCTGCTACCGAGTTTGACGCGGGCATCACGCTGACGAAGCCTACGACGGCCATCTCCATAGGGTCGGCTGATCCTATCGGTCACAAGGGTTGGGCGGTGTTCGACACGACTAAGAGCGGGGCGGGCGTTGTCGTTATCCGGCTCGCGGACGGGACGGAGAAGACGTTGGCGAGTTTCATGCTCCCTGTTCCTGCGAAGGATAAGCAGAACCGGATACTCGTTCGCGTGTCCGTGGCGGTGGTTGACACCACGAGCGTGGTCGTGAAGCCGGTGGAAGTGGAAGGGGTGATCTAATGCCTGCCAAGACCACCACCTGGACCCGCCTGGGCGCTGACCCGACGCTGTTTGACGCTGCCGATAATTGGGACAACGGCGTGGCGGTGGACGGGGATACGATTGATGCGTCCTCTGGAACCGCGCCGACCGCGAACCGGCCGACCACGGGCACGTTCCATTTCTCAATCACCAACGCCGTAGAGCCGACGATTTCCAGTTTCCTGAACGGGGCGGCAATCGGGGATGTGACGGTCAATGCGGGAGCCATTGCGCGTTGTACGAGCGACATTACCGGCAACGTCGTGGTTACGAGCGGCTATTTACGTCCGATGGCGGCTATCACTATTTCCGGCACGACAGACATTGCGGTTGCAGGAACACTGAATCTGAACGGTAATGTAACTGCAGTTGGCGAAGTCACCCTGGCGGGTACGCTGGCCCTCTCCGGCAGTATTCTGGACTGTTCCGTGCCGCTGCGGGTCACGGCTTCCACGGCTGTGGTGTACTGGGCTGGCGGAGAAATTGACGGCGGGTTCAATGCGGCGGGTTTCCCGGTCGCGCACGCGCTCGCGGGCGGCGAGACGTTAACCTGCGACGTGGCCGGAACCCTCGACCTCGGCACGACGGACGCGAATGCCATTGCCGTCACCGCCATACCCGCCACGGGTGCCATCACCATCGGGGCCTCGTTCGCTTGCGGCGGGTTCACGATGCAAGGCAACGTCCTGTGCGCGACCGCCAGGACCATCACGGTCGGGGCCGGTGGCGCGACCTATGTTTCTGGCACGAAGACGGGCGTGTTGAACATCACGATGGCGGTCAATGCAAACATTGCGTGGGGCTCTGCCTCCGCCCGCATCGACACCATGACCATCAACCCCGGCGTCGTCGGAACCCTCTACGTCGACTCCTTGCGCTGTTCCGCCTTCGCCGGTTCAGGGACAATCGTAACGGGTGCTGACACACTTGCCATTTATGCCGCCGCAAATGATTTCTGGCTTTTTTCGGGAATATGCACGGCCACATCTGGTTTCGTTGACATCAGGCCCGCCGCCAACCTCTCTAACACAGCACCCATTGTCGTTGCTGGTGGCACAACTTACATAAGAGCCACATCCTCCAACTATGGTTTGACGGCCACCGGCGGATTCAGTTGCGCCACGCTTACATTTCTTTCGGGTGGTCTGGTTCTTCCGAATGGCGCTACCATTTCCGGTGCGATATCAGGAGCCGGAAAGATCACGTTCGGCGAAGTGGTCAAGTTGGGGGCGAATGTAACGCTGGCGGGCATTGTCCCGACCTTTGGTGCAGCGAGTCTAAAGTTCACCGCGACGGGCAAAGTCATCGACGGCGCATCCGCCACGACGCCGACGAGCAAGGGGGCGCATGTGCATGGCGGCGCGATTCAGAACCTTGCCGTGACCGCCGCCAACCCGGTCTATCATTTCGGACGTAACGGGGCGGCGGATTCGGGGAACGGGGCAGGGGTTATCGAGATGCCGTCGCCTTTGATGAACCCCTGCATGGCGGCTTAGGATAGGAGAACATCGTGGCGAGCGCATTCAATGAGAACGATGTTCGTGAGATGGCGCGGCAGGTGGTGGATGAAGTGATGAATCGGGTCATCCCCGACCTCCGTAGGGAATGGAATAAGGACGTTGAATTCCATGCTTCGGACTGTCCTGTCAAGAAAGAGGTCAGTTCTCTTGTCAACCAGGGCCGGGGCGTCGGCAAGACCGCCGCCGTCATCGTGGCGATCCTCGCTTCGGCCGCCGCAGTCAGCGCCACTATCGCCAGTGTATTCGGGAGGTAGGGATTTCCTTTGACAGGGTAGAACACTGTTCGTTATAAAAAGCAAATAACATGCACAGAGAGGCCGAAGAGCGTTGTTTTTCATGGCGAGGGCGCATAGGGGATGTGTTATCTCCCCCAGTCCTCGCCATGATGGGTAACACCATTCGGTTTATCTGGGATGAAGAAGTCGAAGCGCATTGGCTGCCTGGACGCAGAGGAGTCGGGACGGACCAGGCCAAAGCGTCGCTCGGATTGGAAGGCGGCCGATGCGCTTTTGTTTCTACATCCATGCGACGGCCGCTTCTCTATCCGTTCTCTGGCGGCGGGCCTCTGGCGCAGAGGTCGAATATCTCAGAAGAGCGAAAGGTATTGGGGTCGAGCGGTATCCAATCCGTCTCATGTCAAGGCCCAGACTATGCAGCGCCACCGAGCCACCGACCTCCGACTGTCGGGCGCAACTTGACCGCGCAGATATTTCAGGTGGTGTAGGCTGACTTAGTCAACAGTCGCAGTCAGAAGCGCAACGTACAACATCTGGGCCTGTTCACTATAGGTCAAGTAAAAGTCGGGTCGTTGGAGCGACTGATGCCGATGAGTAACATTTGCGCGATTCTGATACTTGCTATTACTTCGGCGGGCTGCTGCGGCTACGGGGTCGACTGGTCGTGGTGCGAGAAACCCAGACCCCAGGAACCCGCCGCCAAAGCCCCCGCCGCGCAGTCCTCGGTCGAGGCCAAGAAACTCGTACCGGCAATCCAAGGCATCAAGAGCAAGGTGGACGAAGCCAGTACGGGGCTGAATGAGGTCAAGGAAAAGCCCGAAGCCGCTCCGGTGAAGGTTGAACTTGAGGAGAAGGTAGGCAAGCCCCTGGCCGCCGCCTCGACTGCTGCTGCGGCGGCGGTCACGGATGCGACGGAGCACGCCGCAACGACGGCCAAAGTCGAAGAGGCGGTCGGCAAGGACGCCGAGACCATCGAGGGGCTGATCGGCCAAGTTGCGGACTTGAGTCAGGCGTTAGAGGACGTGAAGGCCAACCGATTCCGCGACTTTTTGTTCTGGGTCCAGATAGCGGGCTTTGCCATTTTCGCCGGGGGCATCCCCGTGTTTATCTGGGTGAACCCCAAGGCCGGCATCGCTATGGCGGCGGGCGGCCTTATCGTCTTGGGCCTGGCTTACTTCGTCAATGCTTATCTTGTCTGGATCGCGTTCGGTGCCGTGGCCATCGTGGTCGCGGTCTTGGCCTATGTCGGTTATCAAGCATGGCGCACGGCCAAGACGGCGAAGGTGGCCGTGGAAAGCGGCGATGCGGGAAAGGCCGAGCAGGACAAGGTAGTGGACGCTCATGCCGCCGATCTCGCCAAGGCCGGCATCGTTGTCGAGGATTTCAAGGCAGCGCTCAGGCGGGCTTGGAACTCGGCGGCGATGAGGGTCCAGACGGCAGGCAGCGCCATCAACAAACTGAGGAAAGCCTGATGCCGTACTACATCATTAGCGACGCGCACGAGACCGGCGGAGACGCGCGGGATTATTCGGCGTGTAACCCCCGGTTCGCCCTGGACCTCAAGGGCTTCGTGGCAATGGCTGACGACAACCCGATTATCCGCCTTGGCGACTGGTACGATTTTTGGCGTGGTCGTCGCGGGCGAGTCGCTGGATGTGAGAGCGGGGCGGAGCATTTGTGGGCGGGACGCAAGCGGGACGTGCGGCTTGAAGGCAACCACGACCCCGGAACCGGGCCTGTGTCCTTGATGCTGAACGTCGGCGGCAAGAGGTTCCTATTCCACCACGGCACGCGGCTTGACGCGGCCAACTCCGGTGTCAGGCGCATCATCGGCTGGTTGGCGACGAAGATCGCGGCCCTCGTCATGGACTGGAACGGCTCGCCTATCTGGCCGACAGGGGAGACCGTTGACGAGCGCCTGTTCCGGCTCATCGGCCATGCGCCCGACGATGCCCGGTTCGAGGCCGCCGCCGAGCGGTATCGGCAACTCATGGGAGCGGACTTCATCGTCTGCGGGCACACACACAGGATGGCCGTCAAAGAGCGATACGCGAACTCCGGCCGGTGGCCTCAGTACCTTGTCATCGAGGACGACGGTCGCGTTCACGCCGAGACCTGGAAGGGCGGAGCGCTCAAGCCGTCAGGATGGGGCATCGCACCCGCAAAATCTCCCCCGCGTAAACCCTTGCGCCCGCAGGGGTTGTAAATATTCCCTTTTACGCTTCAGTTTCCGCTTGCATCTAGCCGATTCCATGCTATAGTTGAAGCAGAAGTTGGAAGGGGAATCGGCAATGCGACGAAACACCATCATTCAAGCGGATGCTTGCAACGCCGTCCTGGTCATGCCACGGACCTCCGGGTCCACGGCCGATTCCCCAATCAACCAGGGCGGCGTTGCTCGTCCGCGCACGATTCCTTTGGGGCACGGAAGGGCGGCTCTTGTTGATGCTGCCGACTATGAGAAGTTGTCAAAATTAGAATGGCGCGTGGAGCGTCGAAAGGCTACCTCTTACGCTTGTTTCTCTTGGCGGGCGTCCCCATGTCAAAAAGATCGCATTGTCTATATGCACCAGATGGTTTTAGGTTATCGAGAGGGACTTATTATTGACCACATTAACGGCAATGGTTTGGACAATCGCAGGGCCAACCTTCGGCATGCAACTCGGTCGCTTAATTCTCTGAATCGTCACGGAGTTCCATCTAACCATAAATCTGATTTGCCGATGGGCGTTAAGCAGAGGAAGGGTCGGGGCCGTTTCCAGTCCAAGATTATCTGTGCTGGAAAGCAATGTCACCTCGGCACATTTGATACGCCCGCCGAGGCCCATGCAGCCTACTTGGAAGCGCGGGCGAAGAGCATTTCGGAGGCCGAAGTGGCAATTACAGAAATGCAAGGGAGCCTGACATGATGACGCCGGCACAACAGGAGCAGCATCGCCGCATCGTGACGGTCCGCGCGGTCGCTAAGTACCTCGATGACAAAGCGAACTTCGAGGCCCGTATGGACAACCCCGCGCTCCAAGCGATTTGCAACGCCGCCGCCGAGCAATGCCTTGACCTGGCGAATCTGCAAGAAGCCCAGGCGAAGGGCGAACTGACGCACGGAGACCAAAATGAGCATTGACGGGCTAAAGAGGTATCGGGAGTCGAAAAAAACGTCCGCGCGGCCAAAAGCATCAATGGCGCAAGCGGAAATCTGTAGAACGGGCATCGTAGAGCGCGACGGAGAGTGCAATGAACGTCTGCATAACATCCCAGACGGGATGAGGTCGGCCTACCTGCGGGCCGTCAACACCAAGTCCAAGGCCGCCGCTATCCGCGCGAAGTGCCAAGATTGCACAAATTGGCAAAGGGCGGAAATCGCACATTGCACCGTGTTGGCTTGCCCACTTTGGGGATACCGTCCCTATGGGATATGATTGCAAGGCACCATGGTAGTTTTATAATAGAAGCGGGAAAATTATCATGAAATTGGGAAGCCACCATTCCGCAGAAACTCGCGCCCAAATGAGCAAAATGCGCAGGGGACGCCAACCGTCTGAAAAACAGGCGGCTGCGTTAGAAATTCTTCATGCGGCACATCTTGGAACGCGACACCTCGCCGAGACCCGCTATCGAATGAGCGTTGCTGCATTGGGCAATAAGCGTTCCTTGGGTTGTAAGCGTTCGCCAGAGACACGGGCAAGGTTAAGTGTGAACCAGAGGGGCGCTAGCAACTCAAATTGGCGAGGCGGAAGGGGGACAGATAGACACCGAGAAATAGGATGCGTCAGATATAAAGAGTGGCGAAAAGCCATTTTCGTCCGCGACGATTTCCGGTGCTCTGTTTGTGGAGAACGCAGTGGCAAGTTGCACGCCCACCATCTGTTTGCGTGGGTTAAGTATCCCAAACTCCGTTACGAAGTCGCCAACGGAATCACGGCACACATAGACTGTCACCGCAAGTTCTGGCACGGAGCATCAATAAAACTGGCGGGATAGCTCGGTCTGGGCTTGCCCGTTGTGGTCTTATCGTCCATACCAGAATGATGTCCACGCTGACAAAAAGGCGCAAGAATGACTTGGACCCGCACCGATGAGCGTCGTTTGCGTGTTGTCCTGGCCGTGGCCCTCGGCATCCTGATGGCGGCCACGGCGGCAATCGTGTATCTCTACCCCGCTTTGAGCCGACCTGCCCGGATCGTCCGGGAAGGCGGTCCTCCCGGCGCGCGGCTCTCCCCCCGGCCCGCGCCGGACTTGATGGAAACGATGGGCGGCTGCGGTGCGGACACGACGCACTCCGGCCTAGCGGGTGGTTCCCATAAAGAGACTAGGTGCATGGGGAACCCTGAAAGCCCGGTGACGGAACTACCTCCATGTGCAGGCGCGAAGGCGTCGTTGTCTTGGAGTGACCAATTCCGGGCCAGCCGCCCATCTAACTTGAACTTGACGGGCGGCGGAGAACGTGGCTTAAAGGTGAAGGCCCATCTGCCGCCTGGTGCGGTAGTGTCCTCCAATAATAGGGCCAAAAGTCCATTGTTGGGGCCAGGTCGCCGACCAACACGCCGCCTGTCTAAAGAAAAAAGGCTTGACACCACAAGAAATACTGCTATGATTACAGTGTCAAGCAGGAGCGAATCCAATGACGCACAGAGGCGGCACGTTCAAGTCGGCTGCGAAAGCCCACCAAGGCTCTTGCTTGACACCCGGCTTCGAGCGTGCCGCTTCTCTGCGCCGGAGATTCGCGCCATGAAAACAATTCCGCTGACGCAGGGTAAAGTGGCACTCGTGGACGATAGAGATTATGGTTTTCTTTCACAGTGGAAATGGCACGCCATGCACTCGGCCCCAACGTGGCCGTGGTATGCGGCACGGGGACGATTACTGTCGGATGGGGTAGGTGCGGCGAACATACTAATGCACCGCGTTATCTTAAACCCGGACAAAGAATTGCAGGTTGACCATATTAACGGTGATGGATTGGACAATAGGCGTTCTAACCTACGGCCTTCAACGGAATTACTGAACCATCGTAATGGTCATCGTCGTAACCCAACACGCTTGGGATTGCCCTTGGGTGTCCGCAGCCAAAACGAAGGAAGATTTCAGGCAAGAATTGGCGGAGATCAACCCATAGTGGTCGGCGTTTTTGATACCGCCGAAAAGGCGCACATTGCTTATCTCTCCGCTAGAGCGCAACGAATAAAAGAGGCTGAATTGCTATTGGCTCTAACCCCCCTGTTGAACGCAATCCGCCTGGTGGAGAGCGGCGGTCGAGCGAACCCGCCGGACGGCGATTGGAGCAAGAAGCATCGCAAGTTCCTCGCCATCGGACCTTGTCAGATTCACGAATCGTTCCACAAGGACTCCGGCGTCAAGGGCGACTGGCAGGATTGCCGCGATGCCGAGTACGCGCAGCGCGTGATTGTGGCCTACTGGACGAAGTTCTGCCCGCAGGCTTTGGCGCGCAGAGACTGGCGGACGTTGGCTAACACATTCCACTTGGGCAGGACCGCCGCGCGTCGCGGCGAGGTTGATGAAAAGTATCTGGCGAAAGTCCGGGCAGCGGGAGGTGGAGCATGAAGTCCACAGATGAACAAATCAATCAGTACCTATGCAGCGGGCATACCTGCAATGAGACTGTCCGCCACTTCGCCGTCGAGGCCGAGAAGGAAGCGGAACGGCTTCGAGTCAGTCTAGTAAAGACCGAAGAACTATCCGTCACTTGGAGCGAACGTGCCCAAGCCGCCGAGCGCCGGGTCGAGGAACTGGAGGGCAAGGCGGGCTTTGAGGATTGCATCCCCATCCTCGTTGCAAAAGTCCCGAAGCCCGCGCCGGAGTGGAAGGCGGAAGTGGGAAAGTGGGCGGGCATTGCGGGGCAGCGGTTTGTCGGCAAGATAACGGCCATCGAGGATAATCTTGCCACGCTGAAATCTTTCGGCGAGTTTGCTGCCACGATTGGCAAAGTGCCCTTGGGGGATTTGATTCCTGCCGAGAACCCCGCCAAGCGGTCGGTGACGCCGGAGTGGAAGCCGAAGAATGGCGAGCCGGTAATGGTAGTAGTGGACGAGCAAGTTGATGACTATGTGTCAGACCAGGTGTGCGCAGGGAAGGCAGGCGTGGTTGAAGGGGTTTTTCCGAAGGCCCGTGCTCCTTTCGCCTTCGTGCGATTTGGCGACGGCATTGGGTTTAACATTGACCTCCGCAATCTCCGTCCCGCGCCTGGCCCCGGCGTCATGGACTATATGAAAGTGGTTAATGCGGCGCGCGGGGCGGTAACGCAGAGAGGGGTATCCCTGGCGATAGCGGCGACTCTGCGGCGATTACGCGACGAGTCGCAGTCGGACCTGGATACTGCCTTTAAGCGCGAGGCCGACCGGCTAGAGAAGGGAGAATAGCATGACTGAACAAGAAGTCGTGCAGGCGGCGGGGATGTTTCTCCGGGAGCAGCGGACGATGGCCAGGTCGATGGCGGCTAACCTGCGCTCCAGCGGCGATGCGGCTCACAAGATGTATCTCCGCTTGGTTTCCGACCATGACGATGCGGCAGGCCGGCTCGTCGAGTCGCTGAGCGAGTGGAGTGCCCGCTGCGAATTGGCCGCCGACCTCTTGGAAATACTGTCGCCGCCAGTTAGCGTGCGATTCACTGACAGGAAGGAGGCCGACCGTGACTAACCCGACTGACAAGGCAATCCGCGAGCGGGCCAAGTGGGCGATGCGGCGCATCGTGAATTGCGGTCATTGGGGTTTGCTCGTTGAGATTGGCGACCCCGACACACGCCACCTAATTACAATGGCTGCACGGGTGCTGGATAGTTTCATCGACTCCGAGGACTGGACGCGCGGCGACGACCCGGCCGAGACGCTCCTAGAGTACGCCGAGGACGACCTGCGGAAGATTGAGGAATGAGCGGTTTTTTCTCTTGACGCGGTTTGGCGGGGTGCTAACATGCTTGTGGTAGTGGAGAGAATCCAATGATGTTGCAAGGCGGTCCATGCTGGGCAGGCGCGAGAGTCCTATCTCTCCACTACCTCCTGTCTGTGCGTGGACCGCTTTCTGACATCAGGAGAACGTCATGTCAATGTTAGGCCACAAACACACTCCAGAGATGCGGGCCAAGATGAGTGCGGCGAGGAGGGGGCACAGATACACTCCAGAGACGCGGGCAAGGCTGAGCGCCGCGCTTAAGGGGCACGTGGTTTCTCCAGAGACGCGGGCCAAGATGAGTGCGGCGAAAAGAAGGCACGTGTTTTCTCCAGAGACGCGGGCCAAAATAAGCGCGGCGAACAGAGGGCGCGTGGTTTCTCCAGAGACGCGGGCTAAAATAAGCGCGGCCTTGAGTGGTCCAAATAGCCCGGCGTGGTTGGGCGGAAATTTGCGCAATCTCTACGCCTGGGCGTTCAATGAGGAATTGAAAGAGGAGGTCCGCCGTCGGGATTTTTATAAGTGTCAGTTGTGCGGTGTACCGCAGGCCGAGTGCAAGACGGCCCTGTCGGTCCACCATATTAACTACAACAAAAAGGACAGCGACCCACTCAACCTGATTACGCTTTGTGTGTCATGTCATTCTCGGACGAACATGCGGCGGCAATATTGGAAGGTTAGGCTTGAAGCGAGCGCTGAAAGGGAGAACATGAGCGATACCGGAATCTTCTACGATGTGCCGTTCGAGACTTACCACGCTTGGGAAGGTCTGTCGCGCTCCCGTTGCTGGACCTTGTATGGGGAGACCCCGGCGCGGTTTAAGTGGGAACAGGATCACCCCGACGAAACCACAACCAAAGCCATGCGTGACGGAGCGGCCATTCACATGATGCTCCTGGAACCGGAGCGGTTCAAAGCGGAATACATCGTCGGAGGGCCTGTTAACGAGCGCACGGGCAAGCCGTTTGGAGAGGAAACGAAAGCCTATGCGGAATGGTCGGCGGCGCAAGCCAAGCCGGTACTCCCGCAGGCGACCTACGACACCGGACTTGCGCTAAGCCAAGCCATCCACGCCGACCCCTATCTTGGCAAACTCCTGGCGACAATGAAAACCGAGGTCAGCCTTCAGTGGACACAGGCCGAGAGCGGGCTGCTGTTGAAGGGTCGCCTGGACGCCGTGAACACCCATGCGGGCGTCATCGTTGACCTGAAAACCTGCCAGTCGGCCAGCGCCCAGCGGTTCGGCAGCGACGCTTACCGCAACGGATACCTCTTTCAAGCGGCCATGTACGCCGAGGGCCTGAAGGCTTGCGGCCACGAGTTTAAGACGTACATCCTGGCGGCGCTCGAGAAGGAACCGCCGTACCAGATTCAGTGCTTCCGCATCGGCGAAGAACAGATTGAACTCGGCCGCGCTCAGGTGGCCGACGCCTTGCGGTCGCTGGCCTTGTGCGAGAAATACCAGGACTGGCCCGCGTACCCGACTGGCTTGCAAGATTTATTATTACCGGGGTGGGCGGGTCAAGAGTGGAGCGCCTACAGCGAGGGCCTCGAAGAAGAACTGAAACGACGCGCACAACTGGCGGGCCGTGCGCTGCCACTGGAAGAAGAAAAGGAGGATGACGATGGCTACATCACCTGATAATGGCAAGGCCGTGGTGGTCTATACGCGGCCCCTGTCGGCCCCCGTGCAAACGGTCGAGAACGCGCGGACGATGCTCTTGGCGAACGCGGCGGCGGTCGCGGAGCACGTCGCCAAGGTCGCGGGAGTCTCGGCCGACCTTATCATCTCCACGGGCATCAGCGCTATCGCCCTGGCCGATCCGAAGTTGCAACCGTACCTACTCGCCTGCACTGGCACGAGCATCCTGAAGAGCGTGGCCGACGCGGCGCGGTATGGCATGGTCATAGGTGGCGTGATGGGGCAGGCATATTTGATCCCCTTCAAGAACACCTGTACGCTGATGGTGGGCTTCCGAGGTTATGAGGCGCTGGCCTATCGGAGCGGACAGGTCAAGGGCATCCAGAGCGGCGTCGTCTATGAGGGCGACGAGTACGTTGTCCAGATAGGCTTGCAGCCGCCCATCGTCCACAGGCCGAGTATGACGGCCAGCCACGACGACAAACATATCGTCGCGGCCTACGCCATAGCCCTTCTCGGCGGCGGCGAGGCCCTGGCCGAACACATGAACCGCCAGGACCTAGACCATATCCGCAGCAAGAGCAGACAGGCACAGCAGGGGGCCTATGTCACAGACCTGGCCGAGATGCTACGCAAGGCCCCAATCCGCAGACTTTGTAAGCACGTCAACCTTAGTCCCAGCGACCGGGCGATTCTGGACGAGATTGCGTCGCTGGAAGATTCAAGAAATGGGGCGGCAACGCCATCGGGCGAGGCTAACAAACGGGCCGGTGACGTTCTGGCGGCTTGTCAGGAAGTCGAGCCGGGGGCAGTCGAACGCGATCCCAATACCGGCGAAGTCGTGCCGCCTGTGACTGAGGAACAAGGTGAACTGCTGTAACCAAAGCCCGTTCCTTGCGGGCGGGCCGGAGCATCGTGCATACGCGAAAGGATAACTCGGCGGCGGAGGGCGGGGCGTGAGCGACGTTGTTAAACACGAGCAACTTGTTGAGCGCGCCGGTCGTTGGCTCTGCAATAGTCGCCGATGCAAACTCGTCATCGTCAATGCCAAGCCTTGGGCTTGTCAGGAGCACCCAGATGCTATCGGCTGGCTGCCCGGAGGTGAGAGCATCGTGGTAGAATGCAAAGTCAGCCAAGCCGACGCTGCGGTAGATCTGAGAAAGCCGTGGCGCCGCTCATCAAAGGGCATGGGCTACCAGAAATACTATCTGGCAACCGATGTCGTGAAATGGCCGGATTATATGGAGCGGGGCGCGGGGTTGCTTCGCTTGAAGGGGAATCGCGTGGTGGTGGAGCGGGAAGCAGAGAAACGCCAAGACCGAGCATGGTCGGAGGAGTTGTGTTTGTTGCTGGCTCAGTTGTCTTCTGGCCACGCGATGATAGGAATGCCGGAACACCAGGGCGACGTGACCCGCGCGGCGGGCGAAGGAGTGGAACGTGATAGGTAAATATCTGGCGTGGACGATAATCGTGGTCAGCGCCCTGGCGTCCATCGGTTACGGTTGCGGAGGCGACTGGCGGCGTATGGTCTATTGGGCAGCGGCGGCGACGTTGAACGTGGCGGTCACGATTTAGGAGAGAAACCATGAGCCTTAATGACGGACTGGACGAGCGAGGGGAGCGTGACATGAGCGAGCGAATCAGCGATGAGGCATTGGTGGAATGTCGCATAACCGCGGACGGGTTTTCTACACGCCATCCTGACGCGAACGGGTGGGGAGATGTGGCCTATGCGTATATCTCCCTTCTCCGCGAGGTCGGGCGGGCCAGGGCGGAGCCGAAGCGAGTTAAAGAGGGTTGCAAACATGAAACCGCCCGCATGTATGAATGGGTGGGACAGGGTGCGTGTCCCATTTGCTTAACAGCCGAAGCGGGGATGAAGGGTGAGGCAATACGAACGCTAGAGGCCAGGGTCGCCGCGCTTGAAGCCCTTGCGCCGCCCGATGCTGCTCTCCACAACGAGATTCTCCGACGCCAGAGAGCCGAAATCGAGGTGCTGGGATGGCAGAGCGCGGCACAGCGTATTGGGGAAGAGTTCGTCGGGGCCGGGCCTCCCGCCTATTATCACATGCCTTGGAAGGACTGGCTTGACTGGGCAATCCCGAAGGCGAGAAATCTTCGAGCCGCCGAAGTCCGCGCAAAGGCGCTCGAAGCGGTCGTGGCGCGGCTGCGCGAGGTCATGCCGTCGCCCGCAGAGTTGCGAAATGCGGCATGCCTGCTGCACGAGGGAACGACGCGCAGAGAACTCTATCAGACGGCCGACCGCATCGAGGCCGCCGAGGCGGCGAAGGAGGAGACATGCTAATCTACAAGTGCCCAAAGGGTCATCGGTATGGAGTTGCAGGGTTCGGAGAGGACTTGACACAAGGCGTTGAGCGCTTGGGCGATGAGCACGAATGCCCGCAATGCAAAGGCGAACAGAAAATGGCGAAGGCCGCCGAGGCGGCGAAGGAGGGCAAGCCATGAAGATTCAGGGCCAAGAGATAACGTACCAGGACTTGAAGCATCGGCCGGAATTGTGGCCGGTTATCGAAGCCCGCGTGAAGGCGCTCGAGGCGCTCGTGGCGCGGCTGCCGAAGACGGCGGATGGCGTGCCGATTGCTGGAGATATGGTTGTGTGGCTCTGTGAAGAAGGAGCAATTAATCCCAAGATTGTGTGGGGCACAAAATGGAGCGGACTCTGCGGAACCCACATTTTATTTGAACACGAGTCTAGGCTGCCGGGTGAGTGCTATTCCACGCGCGAGGCCGCCGAGGCGGCGGAGGAGGGCGGGGCATGAACGACCTTTTCGGCGACGGCCGGGCGGTGCTGCACACGGGCGATTGCCTTGAAGTCATGCGCTCTTTGCCGCCCGATTCCGTTGACCTTGTTTTCGGCAGCCCTCCTTACGAAGATTGCCGTACCTATGGCATTGGCTTTGCGCTCAAAGGCCAGGCGTGGGTAGACTGGATGATGGCTGTGTGGCGTGAGTGTGCCCGCGTCTCCAAGGGTCTTGTCGCCTTCGTCATCGCAGGACGAACCCACAATTATCAGTGGTCCGCAACCCCCGCTCTTCTCATGGCTGACCTTCATCGGGCAGGCTTCAAGTTACGATGTCCACCCATTTATCATCGGTCAGGAATCCCGGGGTCCGGCGGTCCTGATTGGTTGCGGAATGATTACGAGGTTGTCATCTGCACCGCTCTAGGGAAACTGCCGTGGTCTGATAACACCGCGATGGGTCACCCACCCAAGTTCAAACCGGGAGGGCCTATGGCATATCGCCGAGCCGACGGGTCTCGTGTCCTGTTGGGGCGTGGTAAGGGCATCAAGGGTAATCTCAAGGATGGTTCTACCGAGCGGCAACCCTGGATTCCCTCTGTCATTGCCAACCCCGGCAATGTTATTCATTGTAGCGGAGGTCATCTCGGGAGCGATTTGGCCCATGAAACCGAAGCCCCATTTCCTGAGGCCCTCGCTGAATTTTTCATCCGGTCATTCTGTCCCCCCAACCGTATCGTATTGGACCCGTTCTGCGGCTCTGGTACGACGCTTGCTGTGGCGGTCAAGCACGGTCGCAGGGGCATCGGCATAGACATCCGCGAGAGTCAAATCGAGTTGACGAAACGGCGACTGACTGCGGCGGCCGCGCCCGCCACCTACCGCAGCGACCGTGCAGGGTTCGCGCCGCTGTTTGACCCCCACGGGAGGTAGGGCGGCGGATTTTACTGGACGGGTGGCGGAGAAGTGCCGATAATATAAATAGAGAGTGAAGGTGGAGTGTGACTTTCCGAAATCGAGACGGCCTATCCGCGAAGGTTCCAGCCGCAAGGCTCCAGCCTTCACTCTCTGCGGGTAGGCCGTCGCTGTTTTGGAATGGCATATCATGGGACTCCGAATGAACGGCTCCTTGAGAGACGACGTGCGCGCTGGCTTCACCTGGTATCCTGGCGACTGGCTTTCGGCTGAAGACTTGAGGTCCGTATCCTTCGCCGCCAAGGGACTTTGGATCGGCATGTTGTGCCTCATGGCGCGGTCAGCAAAACGTGGCAAACTTTTGGACCATGTAGGAGCAAATGCCGATAGCAAGTGGATAGCAAACCAGTTGGGGGGTACTGTTGAGGAAATAGACGCACTCGTGGCCGAGTTAGAGGCAGCAAGGGTATTTTCCCGCGATGACGGAGGGATTATCTGCCGCAAGATGTGGCGGCCTACGGACCTTAGCGAAAAACGGGCCGAAGCCGGTAGGCTTGGAGCCGAAGCAAAACGTCAGCAAAAAGAGGACAGCAAAAGGCAGCAAAACTCAGCAACTGCGGGTACGGATAGGAAAGGAAAGGAGTCTTTACCCAAAGAAGTGTCTGTTGTTGTTGATGCGTGGAATGAGTTGGGGAGACCGTTTGCTAAGGTGTTGAGGGTGGGTAGCCGGCGACTGCATCTGCAACGACGGCTAGACGATCCTTGGTGGATTGAGCATTGGCGAGAAGCAATGGCAAAGATGAAGGACATCCCTTTCTGCCGGGGCGAAAATGACCGGGGATGGGTTGCGGACATGGACTTTTTTCTAAGGCCCGACACTGTAACGAAGATTCTTGAGGGCAAATATCAACAGGAGCCGAAGGAATCGAAGTATATTTCGCCAGAGGAAGCCGACGCGATGGACGCTGCGAGAAGGGCGGGAACACCATGAACGACGACCCCCTGCTTGATCGACCGCCGCCGCACAACCTGGAGTCCGAAATGGCGCTCTTAGGGTCCATGATGCGGGAAAAGATGGCGATTGCCGAAGTCGCCAGCATCGTAGAGTCGGCGGATTTCTACCGGCCTGCGCATGGCTTGTTGTATTCGGCCATGCTGGATATGTGGGAACGGGGCGAGCCGCTTGACATCGTGACCTTGACGGCCCACCTGCGCCAAAGCGGGGGCCTGGAGGAATGTGGCGGGCAGGGATACCTTGTGGACGTTTACGACTCGACTCCGACCTCTGCCAACGCCTTATACTACGCTCGCATCGTCAAAGAAAAGGCGCTCCTGCGCGGACATATACAACTGGCCGCCGAAACGATCCGCCTGGTTCACGCGACGGGAACGACCGCCGATGAAGTGCTGGCAGCCACCGAAGCGGGCTTGATGAATCTCTCTGGTGTGACCGGCGGGCGTGATGCAGTGCGGTTAGGGACGATCCTGGGGCCTCTTGTGTCGCGGCTTTTGGAAGGGAAGCCGCCCAACCCCGGCATCTTGACGGGCTTCGCCAAACTCGACAAAGAGACGGGCGGGTTTCATGCGGGTGAACTTACGCTCCTGGGTGCGTTCACGTCTATCGGGAAGTCCACATTGAGCGCGAACATGGCCGAGTACGCCGTCATGCACGAAAACGCGCCGACGTTGCTATTTTCTCTCGAAATGACGGTCGAGGAAATCGCCTTACGGATCGTGTCGAGCCGCGCCCGTGTGCCGCTCTATCAGGTGCGGTCGGGAAGGCTGGAAGGCGTGTACCGCGATAGCATAGCGACGGCCGCTGCGGACCTCCAGGAGAGCGGCCTTTTTGTGGACGACACCTCCATGCTGCGGCTGATAGACATTCGGTCCAAGGTTCGGCGTATGGTAGCCAAGCGCGGCATCAAACTGGTTATCGTGGATTACGTTCAACTGGTGAGTGGTGTGCGGACGGGAAACATGAGCCGACAAGAGGAAGTGGCGGGCATCGGGCGGGGCCTAAAACAACTGGCCCGCGAGTGTCAAGTGCCGGTCCTGGGCGTCGTGCAGTTGAATCGCAAGGCGGCGGAAGCCGAACCCGAATTGCATCACATCAAGGAATCGGGCATCGAGGCCGACGCGGACGTGGTGCTCTTGATGAACCGGGAACTCCGGCGCGACAAGGCGAACCCCGACGCGCACCGCAAAACAGAACTCTTGATAGCGAAGCAACGAAACGGGCGCGGGGGCCTCACGATACCGCTGATTTTCCACGACGATCTCGTGCGCTTCGAGAGTGCCGCGCCGGAGCCGGGCGCGAACGTGGAACAATATCAAGAGGGCGAACCGAACCCCTGGTGACCCGCGCGGCGGGCGAAGGAATTGGAGAATGACAATGGCGAAGGCGAAGGCGAAGGTGGACTGGCGGAAAAGGGCGGTCAAGGCCACAGAGCAGAATGGAGAGGGATACGAGGAGGCTCGATACTACAAGGCCGAGATCGCCGCGCTCGAATTGAAGGTCAAGCAACTTCGGAAGGCGGAGGCCGACGAAGCGGCCGAGTTTAATGCGGGATACGAAGCCCGCAACGCAGGCGTGGCCTATGAGGACGCCCCACGTCACACAGATTACGACGCGTGGCGCGTGGGTTGGGCTTGGGCCGCCTTCGACGACCTGCGCCGCCAGGTGGCCGACCTGGAGTTCCGGTGCGCGAAACAAGCACAGACTGCAGAAAGGGAAACGAAATGAAGAAGCCGAAGAAGGTTGTGTGTCCAACCTGTCGCCTGGACATGACGTGCGGTGCGCGGCAAGGGGCGAGCGGCAAAGATTGTCCCCAATGCGGACAAGGCTTGTCGCGCAAGGCCGCCGCTCGTGTGTGGCCGAAGCGCGCCGCGAGCAAGCCAACGAAGGCCGACCGGGAGCGGTTACGAGCATCGAGAAAGTCGTTTCGAGAGGAACTGGACCGCGCCCCGAGCATCGTTTTGGCCGTCGGGTGGCCTATGCTGTTGGTTTCCGGGGCTATCGTGATCTGGAACCGGCAGGGAGGCGGGGTCATTCTTCATCCGCGACGCTGGCGAGGCGGCAAGAACGCCGATGTTCGATACCGCGTAATTCTGGAGGCTCTTGACGAGTAGCGAGGCAAGAACGCCGATGTTCGAACGTTAGAGACAACCTCCGTTTGCCGAAAATGCCTCGCGCGCATGACGCGCAACAGTTAACGGAAAATACCCTATGAAATCATTGGGGTTTTGGGGCAGAAATCGAAGGCTTTTTCGGAACGTGACCACTGGGGCCTATTTCGGCTTTTTGGAGTGTTAACTGTGGCGCAGAACCGCGTGATCCTGGAGGAATGCGAATGAACCGCGACGATCTCCGCAGGATGGTCAGCCATGACCCGCGAGCGCGGGAAGCAGTCGAACGCCAACTCAGGGACCGGCCTAGAATCGCGCAGAAGGCGTCTGGCAGGGCCGTAGAGCCGCGCGGAGGGGTCGGTTCGACTCCTGGGCCGTCCGGGGCCGTCCGCGCGGCTGGAATGGCCTCTGGCGCGTCAGGCATTCCCTTGACCATGCGGGTTCTGCGCCTGACGCTCGCGCTGCCGCCGCGCGAATGTTCGCCCAACTGGCGCGGCCATTGGGGCACGAAACGACGGGCGGTCAAGGCGTATCGGGAGGCGTCTTGCTTGCGGGGCCTCTCGGTTAAAGCCTTTCCGTTCAGGCGGATGGTCGCCGCCACGCTGAACCTGCATTTTTTCTTCTCACGAGCGAATCGTCGGGATTCGGATAACCTCGTGGCCTCCTTCAAGGCGGCGCGCGATGGTCTGGCCGATGCGGGGATCGTCAAGGATGATTCCGCGTTTCGCGTGGGTTCCGTTGCTGTTGGGGTAGACAAAAATCCTCGTCTTGAAGTAGAAATAGTTGAAAACCCTTGACTTTGTCGAGGTCGAGATAGTAGAGGTGCTGTGGCTTGCGGGGAATCGTCGCTCTGGTACACTAGACGGCCCTCACGCACGCCAGCGCATAAAACGGGGTCCGAAAACCGCCGGACCCCGTTTAGGACACGCCGCCGTCGGGTCCGGTCAGGCCCTTACAGTCCGCATCCGGCCGCTGTCGTACACGATGGTTACACCGTGGCCGACCGCCAGACGTGGCGGCCCGTCCTCATAGGCCATTTGTGGCTTTGTGTCGAAATGTACGTCGGGCGGGCAGTCGCCACCGTCCACCGCTCGCGCCACCGCCAGCGCTCCCGCCTGTGGAACAATGGCGGCCGCCGTGTCGCTCGCGGTGTCCCGGCTATCCGATGCTCGCTTAACCCAGGCTAACAACTGCACGTTTTTCATGTTCCTCACCTCCCGCGCGTCGGCCGCGCGATGCCCTTAGTGTCACCATCGCCGCCCGCCGGGGCGAGCGGAGGGGGGACACTAGGTCTGGTCTGAATCATCGTCGCCGCCGTGAATCTCCGGCTCTGGGATCGCACACTCGCCCGCGTGGACACGGCCGTAGCAGCGGCAATCCATTTCGGCCGGATGCCCGCAGGCTTCGTACCGGCCATTTACGACCCACGCCTGATGCTCGTAATCGTAGCGGGTTTCCATTGCCAATCTCCTAGATTGTCCGGGGGCGGGGGCGGACGACGGTGGGCTTGAAGGGCGCAACTGCCGCCCGCTTGCCCGCGTTCCCGGATTCTGTGTGTTGGATTCCATGTTGCACCCTTCAACCGTAACATACGACACAATCAGGCCCCTGTCAATAGGAATTCCGAAAAATATTTTGTCCAATTTGCGCGATGGGCGTTGACGGTGATATGGCAACTGCGGCAGAGAGAAATGAGGTTTAGCGGTTCACTGTTTTTCTTGTTATAATTCACATGATGAACGTCTAGTTTGCGCGCACACTCGGTCTGCGGCTTGCTGCACAACTGACAAACGCAGCCATCCCGTTTGCGGATTTCGTCTCGTAGTTCCCTCGTCCATTCAAGATCGTACTTGCGCTTCCACTCCCAATATGCTTCTTCGCGCGTGGGCCGCCGAGAAAGTCCCGTTCGCAGCCCCGTGGCGATCTTTTCGGGGTTCTTGTTTCGCCAAGCGACAAAATCTACCCACTCTTGAGGGGCAGTAAGATCGCCCACGGTGTCAATGGAATCCGCAGCCGTTAGGCAGGGGCTTCCCCGTGAGCGATCTTGCGGCTCCTCTTCTGTGTTCACGCTACGCACTCCATTGACACTGGTATTATCGGCACAAGGGTTAGAAAAATCCAGCGCAAACGTGAACGGAATAGACTTGACACCGCACAAGCCCGTTCCCATAATCTGACAAATAATTCTAACGACTACTGAAAATCGGAGGCGCTTTGTGACGATGGTACTGAGAAACGGAACGAAGCAGTGACAGCAGCCAACTCCAGCGCAGCAACTATCCAAAAACCGCCAGCAGATAAACCCGCAACCTACCGAGCCAATCAACGGCGCGCTGCCTTCATCAGAGCCTACGCTACGCCAGGAACCGATACTTATCATAATGGTACAAGATCAGCCATAGCCGCAGGATACAAAGAGACAAGCGCGGTTAAGACGGCATCGGCGCTGGTGAGTCAACAGGTAGTTCGCGCCGAGATCGAGCGCCTTGAAAAGCAATTCGCGGCGAAGTTGGAGTTTGATGGACTTGTCACTGTGGCTAAGGTCCAGGCCGGGCACGAGACGTTGATTGCGAAGGCGCTGTTGGCTGAGGACTTGACGAATGCGACGCGAAATCTTGAGGACTTGGGCAAGACGTGCGGTGCGTACGATGAGTCGTTGCACGTTGATGTTCGTGTGAAGGTGGAATACGACGCGCGGTTAGAGGCGGAGTATCATGCACTGGCTCGTGTGAGACTTGAGCAAGCGGGGGCGGCGGGGCTGGGGGCCGTGATAGACGTAGAGCACGAGCCGGTAGCGATGCTGGCTGCGCCGGTTGTAGGGCCGGATATGGGCGATGTTAGCCTTGAGCAGCCGCAAGAGACGCGCCAGGATTGCGCAGGAGCGCCGACGCCCGCCCTCGATGTCCAGGTCCAAGCCGAGCAAGCGCAAGCCGTAGAGCCTATTGGAGACGATCACAAGGCCAGGCGTAAGCGCGGGTGCAGCAAAGGGCAACTTAGGCGGCGGCACAACGAGCGGATGCGCGAACTGCACAAGCAAGAGCGGCTCGACAAGGCCAGGGCCTCCAGGGCAGCAGCAGAGGCGGCAAGGTCCGATAATGAGCAGTCTGTTGCGCAAGCACCCCCGCCAGTAGCGCAGGATCAAGGGTCGAGCGATTCAGACGAGGGCACACACAATGGGTAGTGGGTCGTGTTACATTCGCGGAACGTGCGTGGTTCCCGGATGCACAAGGCTGCAAGAAAAGAAGGGGCGCTATAAGGGCCGAGTGTTCTATCGCAGAGAATGCGGTATGCACCGACAAAGGAAGAACAAGGGCCTAGAGTCAAACAAGTGTGCTCTATGCGGGTGGGCGGGGCCATGTGACGTGCATCGTATAGTGTTCGGATGTAATGGGGGACAGTACGAGTCAGGAAACACAATGGCCGTGTGTCCTAACTGTCATCGTCTGATTCATGTTGGCGAGTTGCGCGTTGAACAGGTCGGGGTTGAGGGAGAGGCGGGCGCTGGGCATGACAGGCTGCCCCTGTTTAATTCCAAGGGAGCCTAAACCCCCAAAGGGGCCGGGGCCTTGTACGTATCCTGTTGCTCCGGCATATTTCTGATTTTGGTAGTGTTATTGAACTTGGTCTATAAGATAGGAGGTAGGTGATGGCAAAGCGAATAGACTCGAAGGCGACGATGGCGGACATTCAGGAGTTGGCATGGGCGGCAGCGGGGCACGCGGCCGATGCTCGGCAGGCAGCGTGCGAGGCGGTGGGGTCATGCACGTCGGCGTGCCGTTGGTATAAAGCCGCCAGGGGGTGCATGGTTGGGACTATCGTCGTCGGGATCGTGCTGTTGGCCTGTGCGGTGGTATTACATTTCTGGAAGTGAGACACTCCCCGGCCCTTGAGTGGACGGGGTTTGAGTAAAATCCAACGATAGCGTCGGGCTGACGGGCCGGGCGCGAATCAGAAGATTCAGGGCAACCTCTCGCGCGAGGGAGGTTGCCCTTTTCGTTGGGTCGGTGGGTTGGGTAGAAACAAGACCGGATTCTGTGGACAAAATCCGCGCCTACCTTACCCGTCACGCGACCATCAAGATTGCGGAGGCTTCGTGAGATGGAGATTGCCGAGACAAGGAGAATCACATGGTGTCGAACAGGCAGCACGTAAAGTTTGTGAATGTGCTTTTGGATTTGCGTCAGTTGGCGGAGGAAGCCGGGGGCGCGGTTTTGGCTGTGACGCTGGACGAGGCCGCGTATAAGGCACTTTCGATGCCGGACGTGGAGCGGTGTCCGTGTTGTGGCGGTGAGCGGGTGGTGACAAGGATGGCCGGAATCGAGATCAATGGGTTCGCGCAGAGGGTCGCTGGTGGCAAGCCCGGTGATTGGTTTTGGGCCAATCCAAACAGATGAACATCGCCGAGATTAGTGTTCCGTTGAACGGGATGGGCGAGGCCGAGGTTGAGCGGCTATGGGGCCGGTATCGTCGGGGCCGGGGGTTGGAGGACCGGAATCGGCTGTGGGAGCACTACTATCCGCTGGCGGTGGGGTTGGCGGGCCAGGTGCGTCGGCGGATGAATCACAGTTTTGACGTGACGGCGGGTGACATGGCGCAGATGGCGGCGGAGGGGTTGTTGGCGGCGATTGAGACGTGGGAAGACGGGCATGGGGCGAAGTTTAAGACGTGGGCTTATCGGAAGATGTGGTGTCGGATGATGAACGAACTTCGGGGCCAGGACGTGATGGGGCGGCAGGGTCGGATGTGGGCGAACAAAGCGGAGTGTGGGGACGAGAGCCGGAGGGCAATGATGGCGGGTCGGTTGGCGGGATGTCGGCGGTTCACGGATTGTCGGGACGGGGATGCGAGGAACGAGCCATATGGGGTTTCGTGTTTGGGGGAGACGCCGGGGTTGGATGACCAGGATGAATGGGAGAGGTTGGTGAAGGGGCCTCCAGATCGGACTCGGTTGATTCTGTCGCTCCATTTTCAGCAGGGGTTGACGTTGAAGCAAGTTGGGGCAACAGTGGGGATCAGCACGACGCGGGTGTTTCAGGTAATCGAACGGGCCAAGGGTCGGATACGGGAACGGATGGAGGCGCGATGCCCCTGACTCCTGAACATGCGGAGGTTTGCCGATGAGCCAAATGCTGATAGAGCGGATAGCCTATCACGGCTTTAACCTTAACATCGCGGCGTGTGGTGGGAAAGAACCACGATTGGTTCACGCAGCAATAAGAGACGCGTTGTCCAAGACGACATCTTTTAATCTATCGCCCGTGGAAAGGATGCTCAACAACAAGGCTTTGGGCGAGAAAGAGGTTGCGGAACTTCCAATTCCTAGATTGCCGTATACAAAAACCTGGTTTGAGTGGGCCGACAGCCTGGGTGGGCTTTCAGAATCTGGTGTGAAGGGTGGCGTGCTTGGCTTGGAAGATACAAGAGGAACCTCGACGAAGATGACCTGGTATCTTTTTGTGTCTTCTAATATAACAAAACCCGCGCTAGTCCATGTGGTCGGCTGGGATATAGAGCGTGAAGATTTCACTTTTGGCGACCTCTTAAAAAAAACGCGGCAAACATCTCATGGTCGTGGGGAGGAATACGATACTCTGGTTGCGACCAACATGTTGGTAGTGGTTTATGCCCTTGCCATGCTCGGTTGCAAGAACGTCGGTACGGAGGACGTGGAACACGACCGGCGCTCCGTCAAGGAAATGAACTACCGGTTCGGCGGGAAGCGGAATCGCATCACCTACAAAGTGCTGACCGTCAAAGTTCCGAGGCGCGGAACGGTGCGGCTTTCGGACCTCACAAGTGAATCAAGGATGCTGCCGCTTCATTCGGTTCGCGGTCACTTCAAGGAATACACTCCCGATGCTCCGTTACTGGGCCGGCACATAGGACGGTACTGGTGGCATCCTCACGTTCGTGGGACGGAGGAATACGGAACCGTGGTCAAGGATTATGCCGTGAAGGTTGCAAAGGAAGTGGCGACAGTATGCCCCTGACGCCTGAACAGGTGAAACCGGCAACCGTGGCGACCTACGATGCCGCGTTCTGGGCGTGTCTTAACCAGATACGCCTTCAGAGCGGCACGTTCGAACTTTATCCGCACCACGCCTACCAGTTGGAACCCATGACTTCGCGGCATCGTCGGGTCTGTTACATGAAGGCCACGGGCGGCGGGTTTTCGGAGTTGGAGATTCTGCGGGCGTTGCACGGGATGATTTACGGGCGGTATCCTCTTGGCGTCCTCTACCTCTTTCCGACGACGGACGACGTGGGCGAGTATTCCAAGTCGAGGTTCGGTCCCTTGATTGCGGCCAATCCCGTCAGTATCGGGAAGTTCGTGAAGTCGGGTGGCAAGGGAACGGATACCACGAGCCTGAAGAAGGTGGGCGACGCCAACCTGTTTCTTCGCGGGGCGCGGTTGACGCAGATTATCGAGGGCGGAACGTCCGACAAGGAAGCCTCGAAGTTGCGGGGGATTCAGGTCAACCGCGTGGTGTTCGATGAATTAGACCTGATGGACGAGGACGCCATTGCCAAGGGTCTTGGCCGGTCGCGGTCCTCGGCGATTCAGGAGGAAGCCTATATCTCGAATCCCACGGCCGAGGGGATCGGGATAGACAAACTGTTCCAGCAATCTGACCAGCGGTATTGGTTCCGCCGGTGTTCTTGCGGTGAACGGTTCTCGGCCGATGAGCGGTTCCCTGACTGTATTCGCCTGGGCGACGACGGGCGCGGGTACATCGCGTGTCCGAAATGCGGGAAGCCGGTCCCGACCCATGCGGGGCCTGGCACGGGAGAATGGGTAGCCAAGAGACCTGATGTAAAGGAAATGGCCGGGTATCACTGGAGCCAGTTGTCGAGTGCCTACAACGATCCCGCCGACATCCTGAAAGAGTTCAACGACCCGCAGAATCCGAATCTCTCGGACACCTATCACTTGCGCCTTGGCCTGCCTCATACCCCCAAAGAGGCCCGGTTGTCGCAAGGCCAGGTATTCGAGTGCTGCGGGTCCGAAGCCATGCCGACGTACCACGGCGGTCCGTGTGCGATGGGCGTGGACATCGGCCGCGAGTTCCACGTCGTTATCGGGACCAGGACGGCCAAGGACAGGTACGAGATTTTGCGGATGGCCCGGATTCCCTGTGCCGCCAATCAGGTGACGATGAACTCGGCATGGGCGGCGGTACATGACCTGTCCCGCGCGTTCAACGTTCGAAGCGCTGTAGTGGACATCCGGCCCTATGAACACGATGCCAGAAAGTTCAGGGCGTCTGAGCCGTACCGCATCCTCTTGTGCGAATACACCGAGAACGCCTTGATTGAAAACGTCGTCAACGACGAAACGGGCGTGGTGAAAGTCTACCGAACGGGTATCTGTGACGCGACGCATCGGCTGGTGGCGGAAGGAGCGCTCAGGATTCCGCGCCGATGCCCGGAAGTGGAATTATATGCAAAGCATGTGGCGAGTATGGCGAAAATACTAGAGACGAACAAGAAAACGGGAGCGCAGGTGTATCGGTACATCGGGCCAGAAGACGACCATTACCGTCATGCGCTGAATTACTTTTATCTGGCGGCGCAGGGGCTTCAGGTGGTGTCGCCTTACGGGTCGGTTCAACGTCCGCGCCAGGCGATTTGCGAGTACCGGAGAATCTAAAAACCGGGTTCGTCCTTCAGGCGGCCACCTAGAAGGACGACGCAAGAACAACGAAGCGGCAGTATGGGTGCCCATACCACTCATGCTGCCGCTTCTTGTTGCCCCAAGGACAACGACATGGCCTACACGGCTTCCGACATTGTAAAAATGCGTGACAAGGAATTGTCTGAGCAATCTACTTTCCGAACGCTCTGGCAGGAAACGGCCGACCTCATCTTTCCGCGCGAGAACCGTATTACGAGTATGCCGATGGCGGGAGAAGACAAGTCGCAGAAGGTGTACGACCCCACGGCCATACTCGATTCGCAGGAGATGGCCTCCGGCATGTCCTCGGCCCTCATCCCCACGGGCCAGGAGTTCTTCGGCCTGAAGGGGAAGAATCGGCAAGTGGAATCGGATGATGCGATTCGACGTTATCTCTCACAGGCGACGGAGATTTGCCACGAGGAAATGTTCGAGTCGAACTTCATGCTCCAGTGGAACGAGTCGTTGCGGGGCCTGGTGGTGTTCGGAACGTGCAACCTCTACACGGAATGGGACTCCGCAAGTGGCGGGTTGAACTACAAGGACTATCCCATTTCGTCGTACCAGATCGGCGAGGACAACCACGGGAACGTAGACACGATTTACATCACGTTCACCTTCTCGGCGAAACAGGCGATTCAGGAGTTTGGCTACGAGAACGTATCGAAGAAGATTCAAGAGGCCGCCGACAAACCAGAATCCTCATCCAAGACGTTTGAGTTCATCCAGTTCATCGGACCGCGCAATGAGCGGAATCCACGGTTGACTGACGCGAAGAACATGCAATGGCAATCGTGTTTCGTGGACGTGCAGGGGAAGGCGATTGTCAGTGAAGGCGGCTTCGAGCGGTTCCCGTTCGCCGTCGCTCGCTGGATGAAAAGTTCATCCGAGAAGTATGGGCGCGGACAGGGTACGGAAATCCTATCCGCCGTCAAGGTTCTCCAGGTGATGATGCGCGACCTGATTGAGTGCGGCAACAAGTGGGTCAACCCGCCCAGGACGGTCAAGGGCACGTTCGAGGGCGTGGTCAATGTGACGCCGGGGGCCTTGAACTATATCGGGCAGGATGGCGAGATCAAGGCGCTCGACCAGGCGTTGCTCGGCAACTTCCCGTTTGCCGAAAAGATGCTCGACCGGCAACAGGAGATTATCCACAAGGCGTTTTACCGCGACATCTTCTCAGCCCTGAGCGACCTGACACAGCGCATGACGACAGTCGAAGTGGTCGAACGGTTGCGAGAAGGCTTGCGGCGTCTTGCTCTGCCCGTGTCGCGCATCGAGAGCGAACTTCTGACGCCGGTTATCGAGCGGTCGGTGTGGCTCTTGATTCAGAACGGCCGGATACCTTATCCGCCGGACGAACTTCAAGGCATGTTCAACATCGAGTACCTGGGCGAACTCGGCCTGGCCCTGCGCAACCAGCAGGCCAAAGGTTATGTGAATTGGGTCAGTACGGTCGGTGCGATGGTCCCCCTGTTCCCCGACGCCGCCGATCTCGTCAACGTGGACCGGGGTATCCGGCGCTTGGCCGAGACGGGCGGCGTGAACATTGACGACGTGGCGACCGAGGATGAGGTCGCGGCCAAACGCCAAGCGCGGCAGGAACAGATGCAGGCGCAACAGGCGATGATGGCGGCGGAAAGCGCCGGGAAAGCGAACAAAGGACTCAGCCAGGCCCCACAGCCGGGCAGTCCGGCGGCGGAACTCATGGCGGGAACGAGGCAATAACCGATGCCGCTGGCAATGGAACGGGCGCTTAAGCGCGAGGCCAAGAAGAAGGGGTTTAAGGGCGAACGGGCCGACCATTTCGTTTACGGCATAATGTCGAGCAGGGGCTGGCGTAGGAAGAAAAAGAAAACCCTTTTGACGGGGAAGAAATGACGCCCGAAGAACAGAAGAAGCAACTGATTCGGGACTATCAGTTCACGTTCGGAAGTCCCGACGGACAACGGGTTCTGGCGGACCTGTCCCTGCAAACCTACGAAAACATGATGACGTATGTGGACGATAATCCACATGGAACGGCTTTCAATGAGGGTCGACGGGCCGTGATTTTACACATCCGTCGCTTGTTGGCAATGGCACTCTAACCGGAAAGGAACGTGACTCATGGGCGAGGAAACCGGACAAGTAGAGACCGAAGTCGAGGCGGAAGCCGAGGCGACGACAACCCCTACCCCGATTATCGGCGAGGACGGGAAGTTTGTGACGAACTGGCAAGAGACCTTGCCGGAGGACATCCGGGGCGAGAAAAGCCTGCGGGATTTCAAGGACGTGACGGGTCTCGCTAAGAGTTGGGTCAGTGCCAGACGGATGCTCGGCAAGGACAAAGTGGCGATTCCCAGTGAGAGTTCGACGGACGGGGAATGGGAGGAGTTTTACAATGCGGGCGGTCGGCCCAAGACCGCCGCCGACTACAACCTGAAACGGCCCGAAACCTTGCCCGAAGAATACTACGACAAGGAACTCGTTTCCAAGGCACAGGAGTTGTTCCACAAGATTGGCCTGAACAAGAAACAAGCCGAAGCCCTGTTCGCTTTCAACAACGAAAACGCTATGGCGGCCCTGAAGAATCATACCACGGGCCAGGAAATGGCTATGCGGGAACTGGAGGACGGCCTGCACAAGGAATGGGGTAAGGCTTACGAGCAGAAGGTTCATCTCGGCAACGTCGCCATTGAACAAGGCACGGCGGGCAACGATGAACTCAAAGAGCGGTTGACGCAGAAGTTTGGCAACGACCCCGACTTCATCCGATTTGCGGCGACGCTTGGCGGCAAGTTCGCCGAGCATGGCGTCAAGGGATCGTTGATCCCGACTCCCGCAGACATTGATGTGAAGATTCACGAACTGATGATGCAGGACGCCTACACCAACAAGAATCATCCCGGTCACAAGGCGGCCGTCGAAGCCGTCCAGAAGTTGTTTGTGTCTAAGAACGCTCAAGGACAAGTGTAAAGCCCCTTGAACGTGGGTGACGTGGGACAATCCGCCCCTGGCGGACCCCGAAGATGGCCGTAATCGGCCCGCTAACCGCGCGAGGTAGGAAAGGCCCCACTGGGACAAGCCTTCCGAGTGCCGTAACAGCAAAAAAGTAATCGGAAAGGAATTGTCCCATGAGTACCGAAATCCCAATTGCCTTTGTTGACCAGTTCAAGGCCAACATCCTGCTGCTCTCGCAGATGAAACAGTCTGTGTTGCGGCAGGCCTGCCGGATGGAATCCATTACCGGCGACACCATGTTCGTCGAGCGCATGGGTCCGAAAGACGCGCAGTTGCGCGGCGCTCGGCACGGCGAAACGCCAATCTCCGATGCGTCACATACTCGGCGTAAGTTGTCTATGGCCGATTACGTCGTGCCGGCCGACCTCATTGACACCGACGACCGCCTGAAACTCCTCATAGACCCGCAATCGGTCTATGTCCAGAATCAGGTGTTCTCGCTGAATCGCGTCATTGACGACGTGATCATCGCGGCCCTCGGCGGGCCGGCCTATGGCGGCCACACCGGCACGACCACCATCAACAACTACGATGTGGGCGAATGCCGTCTCGTCGGGTCCAGCGGCGTTATCGTGGCCGCAGGCAGCAATCACACCGCCCTGACGGAAACGCCGTTGACCATCGCCAAGTTGTTGACGTGCAAACAACTGCTCGACGACGCCGAGATTGACGATGCCCGGCAGCGGTATTTCGTCACGAACCCCTACAACCTGAACCAACTCCTGAACACGACCGAAGTGAAGTCCTCGGACTACAACACGGTCAAGGCGTTGGCTCAGGGCCAGATTGACACCTACATGGGGTTCAAGTTCATCAAGTCCACGCGGCTTGCGGCCGACGGTACGGACACCGGCGCGACGAACTGCTACGCCTTTGCCCAGGACGCCATTGTTCTGGCCGTGGCCGAGGAACCGAAGGTCAACGTGGACCGTCGTGCGGACCTGCTCAATTCGACGCAGGTGTTTTCGACGCTCAGTATCGGTGCGACGCGGGTCGAAGGCCCGGCGGTCGTCGAAATCAATCTCGACACGGTGTAAACCAATGCAACCTTGGCCGTTGGAGCCAGGGACAACCAGTACGACAAGTGAAAGGAATCTACAATGTCTTATACCAATTTTCTCAACACCATTACCGGCAAACTGAAGGTCGACCCCAACCGAACGGATACGACCCAATTCGGTTTGTACGGGACGGGAGCCGTGGCGCAGGCCGCCATCGGGACAAGGCACAACATTGACGAGCGTTCGTTCGTGTACGGTTATGCCACTGAACTCCTGAATCCGGGTTTCGGTGCGGCGTTCTTCCCACAGTATAAGGGCTGTGCAACCGCGACCGCGCAGGCCATCGGCGACAACCAGATCACGATTACGGTGACGACCACGGCCTTCGCCAAGAACGAACTGGTCGGCGGGTATTACAGTCAACCGGACGGGACGAACAAACAGTTCCGTCGCATCATCGCCAACACCGCCGCCACGTCAGGGGCCGCAACGACCCTGACGCTGGATGGTCCGCTCACGCGGACGTTGGCCGTCAACAGTTTCGCCGAGTTGATGTATAACCCCTGGTCGAGTCTCGGCGGGGGCGTCCTCAGCACCTATGGCGGATACGTCACGTTCGGCGGTATCCCGACGACCGCGATTGCGGCCGGGCACTATGGCTGGATTCAGACGTGGGGTCCGACGTGGGCCACGCCGGAAACTCCGGTAGCCGATACGGCCAACTGGCGCACGGTTGTGTTCCAGGGCAACGGCTCGATTCGCGGTTACGACGATGCCGTGGGAGAGACGGGGCATCAGGTAGCCGGGTACGTCATTGACCGGACAGGGAACGGCAGCGATAACCCGCCGTTCATCTTCCTGACGGTCAGTCGGTAAAGAAACTTGCGGAAGGGCAGGGGTCGCCCAGCCTAATGGCGACTCCTGCCGGGCCGCATCGAACACGAAAGGAGTCTTGCAATGGCCGCATCATGTAACCAGGCATTTTGGGCGTTCGTCGTGTACGTCCGCAATAACCCGTTCAAGGGACCAGGCGGAATGACGTTCGACGATTTCAACAACATGGTAGCCAAGTTCCAGGCCGCCAACACGACCGAGATCACGTCTTCAACCGATCCCGGCACGTTCGACACTATCGAATGGCCGGATCAGGACGGGGCCGGAACGGTGTCGGCGACCACGGCTACTGTGGACCAGGCGTGGTATCCCGAACGGCACGCGGGGGCGTGAAAATAGACCATAAGGAGAGCCGCCGATGGCACTCACGGCTGTCGCAGTCTGCAACATGAGCCTCGGTAGGCTGGGGCACACACAGATAACGACCTTGACCGACACCACGCCCCCTGCGGCGAAACTGGCGGCAGAGCAATGCACCCTGTTTTACGAGCAGACGCGCGATTCGTTGCTCCGGTCGCACACCTGGCGATTTGCGACCGTCTGGGCCAATTTGGCGGTAGATTCGGCAACGGTTTCCGGCACGTCCACGGGAACGGGTAACACGACGCTCCTGCTCTACGACACCGGAAAGTCGTGGACGCCGGATGCCTACAACACCAACTACTATTTGTGGATAACGGGCGGCACGGGGTCGGGGCAGATTCGAGATATCGCCGACACCGCCGCGACTTATCTGACCGTCACCAATGCCTTCACTACTGTACCCGACAGCACCAGCACCTATGAAGTATGGCAATACTACCCGCCGACGCCATACGATTACCGATACTCATTGCCGAGTGATTGCCTGCGCATCGTCAAGACCAGCGTGGCCGATGAAGGTTACGAGTTGACCGGCCCTCGTCTGAAATCCGACGACGACAATGTGTACGTTAAGTACGTTCAACAGATCACCGACCCCGCCCTGTTCGATCCGCTGTTCGTGGAAGTGTTAGTTTTGTCACTGGCGGCCAAGTTGTGCAGACCACTCATGTTGGACAAGGTTATGATTCCACAGTTGAACGCGGAATTGACGGCGGCATTAGCCCAGGCCAGGTTAGTTAATCTTGTAGAAACATCGAGAGTTGACCATGACGAGACATGGAATGAGGCGCGCGCGTGACCGCGATGACTGACGGCCAACTTGGGATTTTGGCGGCGAACGTTCGTGCGGTCCCCGAATCGCTCCGTTACGACGAGACGCTGGAAGATTACACAATTTTCCAGGATTTCGGACTTCCGCCCGCCTATCAACCCGCCCAGGTTCCGCAACTAGGCGACGCGCGCGAAGGCGAATGCGCTCCGTGGGATTACGTCGTTACGGCCACGGGGTCTGCCTTGGCTGCCAAGGCTCCAGATTATGGGGCCTATCTGACGGGGGTCCAGTATCAGAAACCGAAGCGGCCCTACGACACCGGCATTTCCGCCGTGTCTGGAACGGCTACGGCGGTCGGGGCCTCGACGTTAAGCACCGGCCTAACCTGGGCAGCGAATCTGTATGTGGACTACGCCATCAACATCGTCACCGCCACGGCGGGCGCGGGCCAATGGCGACCTATCCTGTCGCACACCACGGCCGGGGTCGTCACAGTAGCAAAGGCTTGGGACCCGCTGCCGACCGGGACCATCACTTACAAGATTTGGGCGATGACGGAGATCGAACGCAAGCCATTGACCGGACGCAAGGGCCGCCATCTTGGAACGCGGACGTTTCTCTGCGTGGACTCGGTGGCCGAGGCGTTGGCGGAGTCCATGTTTCCAGAACTGACGCCGATGGCGGCGACCGGCAACTGGCAGTACGCGCTCCTGCGCGAGAAGCAAGTCGAACGTCGTTGGCGCGTCGGCCTGGCGAAAATCACTTGTCAGTATGATTCCTACGCGCCCATCGGCGAGACCATTGTTATCAACAAAGGCATCCTCGAATGCGAAGCCTCGACGATTGTGCTGTGGAACAATGACGTGGTTCCCGATACCGATCCCGCCGTGCGCATTGACCAAGTGTATTACAAAGACGTGGAGGGCAAGGGCCGGGTTCCGATGAAGTGGGTCAAGGTCTTAGGGAACAATGGAAAACCCTTGACCAGGGCCATTTTCCAAATTCGTGCGCTCTTGGATACTTCCAATCTGAATGCGGTTCGGGCCTTGGTGGGGCTGATTAACAGCAACACCTGCACCAACATCTTTGGGGTGACGGCAGGGAAGTTGTGGTTCAACAGGTTCAACTTCTATCAGCGAAAATGGGGAACCGGACTTCTCTTTGACTGCATCATGGGACTGGCCTACGACCCTGCGGGATGGGATACAAGAACCCAAGTCCAGTTGCAAAAGTACGACATAGAACGGTCCATAATTAGTAAGGTGGATGGGACGCCTTCGGAACAGTCAATAACGACGGCCTTTTGGATGCCCGATAACCCGACGGGGGCCTTGACAGATATGCCGTTCACGGACTCTAGGGTCTCGTTTGCTTTATTGGATGGCTACCTTGCCTGACACGCAAAATATCGCCGACTTTGAGGGCGGGTACGCGGCCCTGCTCGACACGCTGGACCAACTGCGCCAGATACCTGTTCCGGCGGAGAGCGAAGATGTCAAGGGACTCATTGAATGGCACAAGGCGTTCAAGGGCATTCTGTCCTCTATGCCGGAGGTTCCTGACCCCGACAGCCTGACGCGATTTGCCGAGTCCGTGGACCAGGAGATTAAAGAACTCCGCGACAAGGTAGGAGGGGATGCCGGACCGCGCTCAGGCGACTTGCGCGACGACGGATTGTTGTTGCGATTGGAAGTGTTCGCCGTCAAGGTCACGAAAGATGGCGGTTATGCCGGAGCGCCAGACCCCGGTGGCTCTAACTGTTCGTGGACCTACACCGTCAAGGACTTGTACGGGAACTCACTAGGAACGACGGTTGCTCCGCAGCGCGCCCGGTACACGAAAACCATTTACACGCAAGCGCCGGACAATTCCTACGGCCTCGCGGCGTATGATGGAGAGACACTGAAACTCCTCGTCTGTTTCAGCGAGATAGAGCAAACGGATGTGTGCCCATGAGCGACGGTAAAGTTCAACTCGTCGGCGGCAAGGTGCTGGTGAGCGCGGCGGGCAAAGTCGCCACGGCGGATGACTGCTGCTGCGGCGATGTCTGTGTGGAATGTACTGGGACAGATTATGTTGCAACGATAACTCATTCAGGAGGAGGTACTTGTTGGACTCCAGAAGGAACGGCAATTTTGTCTAGCACTTACGACCATGGACCTTGCGGCTGTGAGTGGTTTGGCGATGTTACGTTCCCCACTAATGGATGGGTCTTGTGTATAGGATATTGCTCCGAGACTAAAACCTTTTGTGCCGTTTTGGTGGTTAATGTCGCAGGCCCCACCTATGGAGCCAACGACGATACCTGTCTTTGTTGGGCATCTTGCATTCAGCGTGTGGTAACAAAGGCGACGGACATTACCGGGCTGGTCTCTTGTGTTAATGGACGCCTTACTGGAACATTTACATTGAACGGTGACGGTGCGTGTGCGCCTGATGTTGCAACTGTGGTGTTATCGTGAGGGATTTTACAAGCAGTCTAAACTGCCAAGCGAATGTTCACTGTCGGGTCTGCCGCTCTTTGGAAGGTGGTCGAGTATGGCGGGTGGGGCTGGCGACGGCGTTCACGTTGCCAGAAGGCGCACCTGACTTCGTTTGTCCGCACGGGAAGGCGTGGGGATTCGTGCCGGAAGGGAAGGCGACCGTGCAGGTGAGGCCGGTTCCGTCCTACGTCGCCGAACGCCGGGCCGCCTGCGACGCGTGTACGGGCGACGGACTGGATTGCTCGGTGAGATACCGCCGCATGTTGCAAGAGACGCGCGGCGTCGAATGCTGGTTTAGAAAATACATCGCGGCGCAGGAGTCAACGTGCCCGATGGGATATTGGACGAAACAGTTAAAGGAGAACTGACATGGCCGCAGCGGTGACACTTTACAGTTATGAAGATTTCTTTGGCGAACTTCTCGATATTGCCGACATGAATGCGACACTCCAGGCCGACTTGCAATCGGCCCAGTGTATCATTCCGCTGGACATCACGGCCTTCCGGGAAATCGCCACGAACGCCGTCCAGAACCTCGCGGCGCACGGCGGGATTATGGCCGTTGATTCGACGCCGACCCTTAGTCGCGTCAATGGGGCCACGGATAGGGCACTTCGCCTCACATGGGTTGCCAACGACGTGGCGGAAGTGGCGTGTCCGCCTATCCCCTGGCCGCCGGACCTGGACCCCGCCGAGAATGTGGTAGTCCACCTGTTGCTTGCGCGGAGCGGGACCACGAACGGTATCCAGATTGACGTTCTGGCCTATGAGAACGGCGCAGGGGCCTATGGCGCAGACACCGAAATGGGCGGCAAGATAACGGCGCTATCGTCGGCCGCGAACCTTGTCGTCGAATCTACCGTGACATTAAGTGCCAGCGACATTGCAGGATCGCCGGGCGTATTGAACCTGTCGCTATTGCCAGACGCCCACGACACCGATTCCATTTATCTGTATGGGGCCTGGATCGAATACACTCGCGCACTTCGCACTTCGTAAAGGGGACTGACATGGGCGACATGGCCGCGACGTTTCTAAACTTTCTGAATCCGCAACAGAAGCCCAAGTCGCCCACGCCAAGCGCGCCGACTGTTCCTGACAGCGGAAAGCGCATCGGGCAGTTCGGCCTTGATCCTGTGACGGGACTGACGGCTGCGGCTCGCAACATCCGGGCCAGGAGCATCGCAGCGTCGGCGGAAAAACGTCAGACGCTCCTGGGCGGACTTGATCCCACAACGGAATCCTACGCCGACACGATGAAGCGAAACCAGCGTCGTATCGAGAGAGACGCAAATGCGTCGTTGGGACAAGATTTGACCCCACCCTATGAGGGTTACGCCGCCGCGATGGCTCGCAACAAGGAACGCATCGCGGGGCAGCAACCGACTTTGCTTCAACAGGCTCAACAGGCGGCGCAGGCCGAGTTGGACAGTCTCAAGCCGAAGCCGATGCGCCAAGCCTCGAGCGCGGCCGAACGGAAACGAACGTTCCTGACAGGGTTCGGAGGGAGATTCTAACGTGCCGCAATTCCCTTACAGACAAAACCAAGAGCCGTCGCCGCCCGCTCCTTATCGGACTCCACGGCGTATCGGTGGCAAAGATATACCTTACCGCGCGCCGGTCGCTCCGGGGCCTATCCCGCAAGATCAGCGCGAGACGCTGGAAGAACATCAGGCCGCCCAGGACGCCATTGAACTCTCGGCCATGCGGTTACAGGCACAAGAGACACTCAATGCGGGGATGAGGGCCTACGCCGAGACGAACGACCCGGCGGTTCTTGATCAGGCCAAGAAGGTTGCCCAGTCCATACCGACTCAATCAAAGAACCCGCGCATTCAGACAGCCTACAGCGCGTCGTATCAGGGCATGGAAACGGAGATGGACGAAAACGTGGCGGCGCACGTTCACGCGGTCAAGATGAAACAGACCGACGCCCTGGCTGACCAGAACCGCCAGCGCGCACTCGAAACCGGAAACCTGCAACTCGCAGTCACAACCAATGCGGCTCTTAGGCGACTGCATCCAGAAAATGCCGTGCTCTATGACCAGCAAGACGCGGAATTTGATACAGCCAGCGCGCTGGCCCAGGCCGCCAACCTTGTGCGAAGTGAAAATCCGGTTGACGTGGTGCGGGGAACCGGGATTCTGGGTGGCATTAAACGGGAAGGTCTGCGAACCGAACTCGTGGCACAGTTGGATACATTGCTGGATCAGGCCAAGGCGCAGACCACGTTTTTCCAAGGGAAGAACTACGATGCGCTGGCCGTCGAGATTGATAAGGTGGCCGCCGACACAAGTCTTACTCCGGCCGAAGTGTTCACGGCGACGGCGGCGCTCCGCAGGGGCGCTGATGCCCAAATACGGTCAGGAGAGATTGACGGCACGAAAGGCAAGGTGGCGCTGAATGCCTTAAGAACTCTGGACAACATGGCCAAGGCCACTATTAAGCCACAGCCCGACATGAAGATTCAGGCGGAGTTCTATGACCGCATGGACCGTGCACAGTCCGAACAGGACTTCAAGGATTTGCGCGAGTGGATGAGGGGCAATATCGAGGCGTTCGGTTCGACCTACGACCAGCGCGTGAAAGAACTCTACAACCGTAAGGGCAAAGGCGCGTATGAGGCGATCACGGCTTCCGTTAACCTTACCCTTGGAACCGACCCGCTTCAGGAACGGGGGCCATTCCTAAAATACGTTCACGATATGATAGCCGAGAAGGAAAAGGCGAACGGCGGGAAGAAACTGACAGATGAAGAGGTTCACGTCTTGGTTCCCACGGTCTATGTGTCGTGGCGGGCCAACCGTGCCAAGAAAGAGGCCCCCGTTTTTTCGCAAAAGGTGCTGTTGCCGATTTACGGCAAGTTGCGGAATAAGCGATATGTTGACAAGGACGACAAGGCGACGGCGACGGCGGCCATTGAAGCCTTGATAGACCGCCTCGGCGAGGACTGGCAGGACCATGCGCCGGAAGCCGTCAAAATCATTGCCGAGAATTATTCCGATGCGGCCGAGGCGTTCGACAAGGCGGATATTCCGTATCTTGAGTGGAACGACCTTGATGCGGGTATCAAGAAACAGGACTTGGCGGCGCTGAAAGACGCCGTGGTGGACAAAGATAGCGGGTTGACCGCGCCGACGCCATCAGGAAACAGGTGGAACAAGAAGGACGTGGAGGCGGCTAAGCGGAGCGCCGGTGATGTTGCGGCGTTCGAGGAATACCTTAAAGGCGAACCGCCGTGGATAGCGGGGTGGCCGAGCGCGGAGTCGGCGACGGCAACACTTCCACCCGTCGCCGAGCGAGTTGTTGGAAAGACCTACGAGATTCGGGGCACGCGGTACGAATGGCAAAAGGATGGTTGGCATAAAGCACCATGACACTAGCATTAACCGATGAGGAAGTTTTGGGCCTTGCGCCGCAACCGCAGCGCGGATTGTCCGACGCGGAGGTTCTCGGCGAACCTGCCGCGCCTGCCGCCCCCGCGCCGACGCTGACGCCTACTGAATCCGGTTTTGTGCCAGAGCCGCCCGCCGAACCCTTTTCCAGCGAGACTACGTTCGGTCGTCGCGCCCTGTCGTTCGGCGTATCGGACTTGACGCAACCGGAACTCGACACGACCGGGATGCGGAAGATCACGCCCGAAGACATGGCGTACATCTACGAAAGCACGTCGCCGGAGAATGCCTTTAATGATTGGAACGCTCTGCCGGAAGTCAGCGCCCGGCACAAAGCCGGTATGGGGATTGCGGTCAGGGATAATAAACCCATCGAACTGGCCCAACTTCAGGCCGACATTGAGGCGGCGGTTCATGTGGCAAAACCCGGACTGTTGAAACGATTTGGGGGCGTTATCTGGAACCAAGGTGTCATTGAATTGTTAAATACGCCAGGCCGGGTCGTGAATATGATTAAGGCGCTCGACGATTTCTTTCACATCCCATATACCGAAGAAAATCTGGAAAAAGTTGACGAGATGTGGGCCAACTGGAGGAAAAGGACGGAATCCACTGTTCATGAAGTAGAACTCTATGCGCCTTCGGTCAAACTGACTCCTGCCGAAACCTTTGCGGAGAAAACAGTAGATGGCGTGGCAGGACTTTCCGTCTTTATAGCACAGACAATTATCTTAAGGAAAATCTTGCCGAGCAATATTCCTTTTCGGAAATCCTTAACGTGGGAAATACCCAATCAGATCGGCGGCGGATTCCCAGGAACCGGGGCGCTGATGGAGGTAACGTTCGGAACTGTCGGTGAACTGTTTCCCGGCAAGACGTTCGGTGCGATGGCTAAACGTGGGGTCGTCACGGCCGGTTTGTTCGGAGGCACTACCGCCGCCACGGGTGGAGACACGGAAGAAATTATCATCAATTCGGGAATTGGCGTTGTCTTCATGGGCATGGAGATGACCGGCAAGGCATGGGCACTCGCCAAACCCAAGAATAAGCAGGCTATTATCCAGGCCATAAAGACAATAAGGCCGGAGTTGGGAGATAGGTCGTTCGCCGAGATGGATACGGCCATCGCCAAGATGTTGCCCGCGCCCGCCGTTGAAACCGCTACACCCCCCGTGCGGGCGGTTGAAGTGGCGGGGCGGGCTATCACCTCCCAGGAGGCTCCCGGTGCTAAACCCCCCGTGCGGCCCGGTGAGCCTCCTGGTACGCCTGCCAAGACCTTGGCGGAATGGCAGCCGGGGAAGCCCACATTGCCTGTGCCAGAGGCCCCAGGAACGACGCCGACGGCAAAACAGGCCCCGGAGGTCAAGGGCGAGGCTCCGCGCGTCCCTGGCGAAGCCGTAGAGGCCCAGGCGCAAGCAGGGCAGGTCCCTGAAACCACATCTATCAAGAATGCCTACACTGACCAGCGGGCCGCCGAAATGGGTTATGCCGAGCGCGCAACGCCCGAGCGGTTGCCCAATAAGGAAGTCGCCGATCTTGCCTTGGCCGAACACCGCCAAGACCCGCAGGCCGTCGAGAAAGTCATAGACAGTATCGCCGCCGATCCTTCCAAGCCTCCGACGCTTCGAGACGAGGCCCTTCTTGGGGTCCGGCTCCGCGAAGTGCGGAATCAACTGGATTCGGCGTTGGACAAGAAAATCGCTCAATCGAAAACCAGCGACACGGCAACCCAGGCGGAAACGGAACAGACCATCGCCAGACTTCGGGGCGAGGAAACCCGCGTCATCGAAGCCACGCGGGCCAGTGGAACAACGGCTGGCCGGGCGCTGCAATTCCGTAACACGGAACTTAAGGCCGATTACAGCCTGGCTCGCGTTACGCGCGACTGGGCGGATAAGCATGGCGGCATCGAGCCGCCGCCGAAAGTGTTGGCTAATCTCAAGGCCAAGACCGAACGCATCGCGGAACTCGAAGCCAAAGTGCGCGAACTCGAAACGGCCCGTCGTGGACCCACGATAACCGAATTAGAAACGACAGTGGCCGAATTGGAAGCCACGGTTCGAGGGACCGCACCACGCTCTCGTTTATTCACGGACGAAATGGTATCGCGGGCCGAGGCCAACCTGAAAACGCGATTGTCGCGCCTCAATGTCGGCGTGGACCCTGCCATCGTGACCGACCTGAGTGTTCTATTGGGTCGGCAGATAGAAAACGGGTTCTTTAAACTGGCAGATGCCGCCGCGCCGATCATTAAGAAATTGGGTGAGAAAATAAGGCCGTTCCTTGAAGATGCCTGGAAAATGGCCTTGATGAATCGGCGTGAACTGCTTCGGCCGACGGTTCCAGCAAAAGAAGCAAAGCCCGTCAAGCCCGCCAAAACTCAAGCCCGACTCAATACCTCGATTCGCGCCACCGAAAAGTCCATCGCGGAATACGAACGGCGTATCCGTGAAGGCGACGTGGCGGCCAAGACCCGCCAACCGGGACCGACAAGCCCAGAACTTGAAGCCTTGCGTTCACGGCGGGATGCGTTGCGGGCCGAGTACGACGAACTCCGGGCCTTGGCGAATCCGAAGGCTACGCCCGAAGAGCGCGCCCGGAAATCCTATATCACGCGCAAGACGAACGAACTGGCCGTCCTACAAGAAAAACTCGCTAAGGGCGACTATTCCGTTGAAGAACGGCCCGTGCGTAAATTGAGTCCGGAAGAAACTCATCTCAGGGAAGAGGTTAACCACATCAAATGGCAACTGGACCAACTCCGTATGTCCGGCCTGGAACGGGCCTGGCGTAATTTCCTTGAAGTCGGGGCCATTTTCAGAATGTTACAGGCCGCCGGAGATATTTCCAACGTGGGTCGACAACTTGAAAAGACGGCCTGGATTGACGCGAAAAATCTTGCCTTACTCAAGCCGTCGGCCAACTTCCCGCGTTTGGCTTGGTGGGAACTTGTGACCTTCTTCAGCGAAAGGAAGTTCAATGAGATAGATGCCTGGATGAAAACACTTCCCGAAAGGGCCTTGCTGGATAAATATGCCTTGACCACAGAAACGGGCATTGACACGCCCGCTGCACGGCGAGAAGAGTTTTATCCTTCTGGTAAATTAAACAAGATTCCCATTATCCGGGCCGGGAACCGCGCTGCGGTGACGGGGACCAACCTGGCGGCCCACATGATGTATCAGGAACTCGTTCCCAAACTAGAGGCAAAAGGACGTTTTAGCACTGCCAAACAACAACGCAAAGCCGCCGTATGGATTGGCGACATGATTGGTCGTGGCGTGTTGCCGGACGCGAAAATCGTCCGCTCGGCCACGGAAATATCCAACGCGCTGCTTTATTCAACACGCTACACATGGAGCCGGGTTCATAGTGTGGCTACGCTTTTCGGGACACTTTCCACGGACCCCGTTATCCGACGCCAGGGGCTTGAAACCCTGGCCGGTGGAACTCTTAAGGTAGCGGCCTTGGCCTTGGTTTTAAGGGCGCTGGGTTGGGATACGGACACGAATCCCCTATCACCGGATTTTCTGAAAGCCAAAAAGGGTAATACGCGCATGGATTTGACTGGCGGCCACGGCATCGTCATTCGCCTGATGGCCCGATTGGGTTATTCGGCCTATCTTCAGGGATTCGGTGCGCCGAAAGAGAAGGCCGAGGACCGAAGTCAAATCATTATGATGGCGGCCAAGGGCAAGGCGGCCCCGCTAATCAGTGGCATCTGGAAAGTCACCACGGGGCGGGACGCATTTGGCAAGGAAATCAAGGGATGGGAAGGTTGGGGCGAAGAAGCGCGCAACCAATTCCTTTTCATGTGGTTGAACGATGGCGTGGATGCTTTTAAGGATGCCTACGCGGAAAATCCCGATATTACGAAGGCGTTGCTTTGGGGCGTGGGGGCCACGGGAATCTCGTGGACTGGAGTCGGCGTTCAGACTTATCAGAAAACTCCAAAAAAGAAAGGGTTGATTCGCCCGGCCAAAGTTGGGAAGTGAGGAAAAAGTGTTGGCAACCCTAGTGCTACTAGATGTGCCTCATTATTACTTGGGTCTCGTGCCACAGGCGCGGACACCAGTCTGTCGCCACCTTGAACGCGATCCAGTTTAGGCTGAGGAGCAAAACGATCAACTCGACCACCAGAATCCAACGCGCGATCTGCCAAACCTTGCCAGTCATTCTGAATCCTCCAATTGGCCGTGCGAAGTATACCACGGAAAACGAAGAAGTCAAATGGGCGATAATATAAAGGACAGGAAACACACTAAAGGAGTAAGCCATGTTCACGGTGGGAAGCGTTTTGGACTCTGGCCGGGCGTCTGCGGGCGGTGCGGCCACGTTGACCGATGCGACGAAGGTGTGGGGTACAGACCTCTTGGCCGGGGCGCTCGTTCGCATTATTAGCGGAACGGGCGTCGGCCAGTTAGGGGAAGTATCCACCAATACCGCCACGGTCTTAACCATGACGGCCAACTGGACGACGAACCCGGACGCGACCAGTGAATACATCGCCTTCAACTCTGCCACTGTCACTGGCACGTTCACTGGTCCCACCGCCGCCGCGATTGCTGCCGCCATCAAGAGCGGTGTCGGCGTTCCACAAGCCGCGCTATCTACTGTGGCTGGTGGAGCGTGGGCCGCTGCAGCCATTCCCGCTGGCACGACCTTTATTGACTTCATGTTGGACGTGGCTTGTCACGTTATCGCCAATGCTACGGCCACTACGCCGTTTGGAACGAATCATGGGGTAACCTACTCGCCGAATCTAAACTTTAGACTTCCCGTTTCAGGTTGCACCTACCTTCACGTCTTGGCAGATGCCACGGCGATTTTGTCCTGGAATGCAATCGCCTGATAGGAGCCTTGACCATGCAATCTTCTACCGAGTTTGACGCGGTTGCGGGTATCACGCTGACGAAGCCTACGACGGCTATCTCCATAGGGTCGGCTGACCCCATCGGTCACAAGGGTTGGGCGGTGTTCGACACGACGAAGAGCGGGGCGGGCACTGTCGTTATCCGGCTCGCGGACGGGACGGAGAAGACGTTGGCGAGTTTCATGCTCCCTGTTCCTGCGAAGGATAAGCAGAACCGGATTCTCGTCCGCGTGTCCCTGGCGGCGATTGACACCACGAGCGTAGCCGAGAAGCCGGCGGAAATGAAAGAGGTGCTCTAATGGGAGCCTCTGTCGTTGCGGCCTACTGGACGAACGAGGACACCGACCGCGACTTTAAGAACGGCGGCGCGGGGAACAACTGGCGTCTCGTTTCGGATGACTCGGCGATGGGGACGGGGAACTATCCCGATGCCACGTCCACGCTTGGCTCATCCACCGGCACCGCGCCGAACACGAACCGGCCGACCACGGGCACGTTCCATTTTTCAATCACCAACGCCGTAGAGACGACGATTTCCAGTTTCCTGAACGGCGCGGCAATCGGGGATGTGACGGTCAATCATGCGTCAGCCCATGTATACTGTGGTGCCAACATTACCGGCGACGTTGTAGTGACAAGCGGAACGTTTGACCCAGCCAGTCTTACAATTTCCGGCACGACAGACATTGCGGCGGCTGGACGGTTTGATATAACATATCCTCTTTCAGGTACCATAACGGCTGTGGGCGAAGTCACCCTGGCGGGTACGCTCGATCTCGGCGGCATCGCCCTGGACTGCTCCGTGCCGATTCGGGTCACGGCAGCAACCGCCGCAGTGGAGTGGGGCACGACAGGGGATATTTTCGGCGGGTTCAATGCGGCGGGATACACGGTCGCGCACACGAACACGAACGGTGCTGTGATCCTTGCGGACCAGTCCGGAACCCTCGACCTCGGCACGACGACCCCCAACGGCATTGCCGTAACGGTCGCCGCTGCCGTGACCATCGGGGCCTCGTTCGCGTGCGGCGGGTTCAACATGCAGGGGAACGTCACCTGCGCGACGGCCAAGACCATCACGGTTGGGGCCGGTGGCGCGACCTACGTTTCTGGCACGAAGACGGGCGTGTTGAACATCACGGTGGCGGCCAATGCAAACATTGCGTGGGGCTCTGCCTCCGCCCGCATCGACACCCTGACCATCAACCCCGCCGTCGTCGGAACCCTCTACACCGACTCCTGCCGCTGTTCCGCCTTCGCCGGTTCAGGGACAATCGTAACGGGTGCTGACACACTTGCCATTTATGCCGCCGCAAATGA